AAGTATAATAGGCAACTCTTGCAACTTGATAAGCATCTGGAGCTGTATCTCTTGCGTTTTCAGCATCTTGTAATGCACGAAATGAAGCATTTAGTTTATCATTTTTACTAACTTTTTCATCTGCAATTGCAATAGCGTTTGCAAATCGTTCTACTTCATTTCGATATACATTTTTGTTAGGTAATTGATTATACGATAAATTAGGGCTATAGGCACGATCATCATAACGTCTAGCTCCAAATATGTTTTCAAAATAAGGATACATTGGCACAGGCATCAGTTGAACACTAATCGTTCTATCACCTGTATGCGTGCAGGACACCATAGACCCAGATGATGTCATTTCATAGTTTTTAGCAGTAGGACATTGAATCACACACGCAGTTCCATTCGGATGAAGTGTGAATTCAGAAGGACACGAGTTACCTAGCATTATCTATTACTCAGATAGATTCCAGCAGCTGCACCCACACAAAGAGTGATAAATACAACATAGGAAGCATATTGAGGTGGAATGATCAAAAACTCAACTAAAGCAACAAGAATTGTGAGAAGAACTGCTTGAATCACCGAAAGGTTTAATGGTTTCAAAATCTTATCTCGTTCATTCACGACTGGATGAGGTTGAACTGGAGAACGAGGGACTTTTAGACTATCTGAAACAGATTTGATTCGTTTAGATGAATCCGATTCAGCTGAATAGCCTGCATATTGAGACTTAAGCGATTCATACTCTTGGGCTATCTGTGAAGGTGTTTTGGTTGCCATTGTTTATCGGTTCGGAATAAAAGACTTGAAGGTTCCGAGGATAGGTGCGAATGTTCGAGCATCACGAGAAGCACCCATATCTCTCCATCCTAGAGAGTTAGGCCTTGCGCTTTGGTTCTGAGACGCATAAGGACCGATTGTGGATGCCATTCTAACAAAACGTGTAAATTCAGACGCATCACCCACCATTGCACGACGATTTGAAGGATTCACTTGACCAAATGGGGAAGTTGGCATTTTGTTTTAGACACGGAAATATAATGAGCGGTATCCCAAATCAGCTTGAACAGGCTCTTGATTCATATAAAGCAAACTACTCACTTTATAAAGTGACGGGTCATGCGGGACATAAGACCGCATATGAAAACGCATTAGCTAGAGTGAACACACTCATTCAACAGATGTATTCAATCACACTTAGTAATGATCGTTTTATACGAAACTTTGTAGGCGAATATCAATCCTCTAATAGTGAACTGGTTCAGCTACAAGAAAACTCAAAAAGAATTCAAGAAGAAGGTCCTAAGCTACAAGATGAACTGGCTCGGTCAAGACAAATTCATCAACGTGCTGCTATTGAAGTAGATGAATCAGGACTCTATGTTAAGGCCGGCATTGTCGTTGCACTACTTGTAGTTGTAGGCATCGTAGGAAGTTTGTAGCCTCCTTTCCAAATGAGAACAATAATAAAGATAAGTGTAACAATTGCTAATGAAAGAAGATACCAAAAAAGTCTCTTATCAAACTTTGTCTGTTCATGCATTCGAAGAGATCTTAGAGTCTCATATTGATCCTTTTGTTTCAAGAGAATCGATGAGTCGTTTTGAATTTTGACTAGTTTTCTCATAAGTTCATCTCGATAAGGATTTAGTTTGTTAGCATCTCCTCTAACCTTTGATACCTCTTCTAGCATTCTATGAAGAATTGCAGAGAGTCCAATGTTCAAGTTTTGAATACGAGGCAGATTTACTGGATTGTTTAGAGCAATCAAACTATCATATTGCGTTTTGACAACTCTATATTCTCTTTCCAAAGCGTCCATTATTATTGAGCGACATTTACATCTTCCACACAATATCGATAGTATGCACTTCGTCCTGCTGCATCTGAATGACGTATCACCTCAATCACATCTCCAGGAATCGCGCCAATCCATTTAACCATCGTATCTTGAGAATCCAACCATGGTAGCTGGTTCTCTGGATCCGAAATTTTGAACTTATTAAAGACATCTGTTCGCTCATCTTCAGAAAGAATACGATGAGGCATTGCCATACGATGAGTTGTTACATCAAACTGAAGCTGCCAAATGTGGAAGAAGGCAAGACGTTCTTTTGCATGAGACTTTGCAACTCTTAACACGTTCTCAGACGGGGGGCTCATTGCAACAATAATGATTCCATTTGTATGTCCATTCTCCTCTGCAAACGTTAGAATATTTGTGATGTCACCGGCTAAGACCTTATCCTTTTGACTAAAGCAGACTAGAACGGATCCAATCGTATAGAGTGTGACCTTTTCCATCTTTTTATTATCAGTGTTGATCGTCTCAGTAGCTGTCTCAAGCTTACGGCGTCCTAGCATTATACGAAGAGTTTCAAGTGCTTTTTCCTCCATGATGAATCCTTTGTCTTATTAGAACACTCATCCGTTTTTTTCGGGCAGATGAACAATGAAGCAGTGGATTTGGTTTTTAATAGCATTAGTTGCTGTTGCTTTTGTATTAAATATGATGCGCACTGAACGATTTGAAGCTAGATTTGTAGATACAAGTCAACAGAAGCGTGCAATGAAGCTTGAAGATTCATCGTATGAACAGCGAACCAATCACTTTGTTCAAAGCAATGATGTAGGAGAAGCCTCTGGTGTATCAAGTCCTTGGCAGGTGAATCAATATAAATCTAAGTTATAATAAATGCCTCTCTTTAACTTTGGAAAGAAGAAAGAGGAAAAGGTTGAAAAAATTGAAAAAATAATAGAGAAACAGCAAAAGGAACTGGATGAACAGAACAAAAAGAATGAGGAAGAACTAAAGAAACTTGAAGAATCTCTTAAAAAACATCAAAAGGAACTTGAGAAGCCACTTAAGACTGAAGCTGAAACTCGTAAAGAATTAGAAGATGAACTTGCTGCACTCAAACTTGATGGTGGTCGCAAACGAAAGACTCGTTCACGAAAACTTCGTAGAAGAAAGACGCTTAAGCAGAGAAAGTGAGAACAACTAATGTCCTCTAAAGCAAAAATTCCAAGAGCTCTACGTGAACAAGTATGGCTGGTTCACGTAGGTCCCAAATTTCAAAATAAGTGTAAGGTTTCTTGGTGTACAAATTCTATGAGCGCATTTGATTTTCAATGTGGTCATAACATACCTGAGAGTAAAGGTGGAAAAACAGATGTAAAAAATCTAATTCCCATTTGCTCACGATGTAATTCAAGTATGGGTAGTCAGTTCACAATTGACGAATGGAATAAACGCTTTTCACCTCCACCAAATCGTTTATGGAGATGCATGCGATCATATCTCCAATGTAAGCGTCTTTGGAGGTAAAGGTTCTGGTTTAGTTCCTTCGACACGATGACGTTGAACTTCATCCCAAAACTTAGTCAAGTCTTCAATATGATCCGATAGCCACTTAGGATCTTTTGGAACAAAGTCCTTTTTGGTATCCAATAAGACCCAATAGATATACTGGTGATCTTCTGTATGACTGCTTTGCCATTCGTGAAGTACTACAGTATCGGGTTTATAATCTACTTTTCCATCTGGACCTACTGCAAAGACTCCTTTCATTGTAGAACAAGCGTCCCACTCGGTAAAATTGAGTTGCTTGAATCGAAACTCTACATATTCACATTCATCAATCCCCGTGCACTCCATCTGCATTTGCATTTGGTGCATGTAATAACTTGGGATTTCATCTTTACGAACTCGACTCATAGGACACTTAAACTCTACTAATCGTCCATATCGACGGGGATCGGCATCAGCGTATCGTGGAACAATCAATCCATCTGGTGATGCACCTAGAAACTTGTGGACTGGATGCTGACAACAGCCCACATCAATAATATCACATCCGGTTGTATCTTCATAGATCTTCTTTGCAACAGGTTCAAATCGTGTTCCCCAAATTAACGCTGGAACTGAGTTGAATGCGTTGTTTTCAGTTTTTGTTGGAGGTTCAAGCTTTTTCAATAATAGTTCAAGACGAGATGCTGCAGAAGTCCAAACCTTTGAAACTTCTGAAGCAGTAATCATTGTTCCTCGTTGAGTGTGCCATGCATCGGTTCTCTGATCTTGCTTTCCATACAATCGGATTACACGTTCAAAGCACCGATCACGCATCCACAGTTTTCCCACATCTCCCATCATTAACTTGTCGGCAAGTTCTCGAACATAGTTCTTCAGAAAGCGAATCGTTAGAGCAGGTACTAGAACACGACACAGAACTACAAATCGGCGTAGTCGAGCGTTGAGGTGAGTATATGGACGTTCGTCCAGTAGATAAGGAGTCAATACCTCCTCCATTAAGGTTCTCTTGTTCAATAGGCGAAAGTCCATTTTGCTTAAACATTTCTGAATATGCTTGCTTACGTTGTATAAGATAGGCTTCAAAATCACCTGCTCCCATTACACCTAGCTCAGACGAACGACTGAACATTTCATCATACATCTTCTTGAACTCTGCATCAATCTCATCTTGACGATCAAGAGGAAATCCTGCGTCTTCAATCGTAGGAATCACATCACCTTCCTTAAAGACTGGATCGGGTTGCTGAGGTTGATCTTGAACCATTTCCAAAAAAGTCTTGTACTCCTTTTCACCGTCAATTATCA